GAAATATCAAATCTTATGAAGGTGTTGATATTTGTTGGGTAGAGGAGGCGCAGACGACCAGCCGTTTGAGTTGGAATATTCTTATCCCGACCATTCGTAAAGACGGAAGCGAGATATGGATTTCTTTTAATCCTGAACTAGAAACAGACGAGACTTATCAGCGTTTTGTTGTTAATCCACCGCAAGATTGCATCACGATGCGGGTCAATTGGTACGACAACCCTTGGTTTCCCGAAACGCTGAAACTTGAGAAAGATTCCCTCAAGCTAAGGGATGAGGAAGCCTACAACCAAGTCTGGGAAGGTTTATGCCGACAAACTGTGGATGGGGCGATCTTTGCCAAAGAGATGCAACAGGCCGAGAAGGATGGGCGCATCTGCCGTGTGCCATATGACGCTACAAAGCCCGTACACGCTGTTTTTGACTTGGGTTGGAGTGATAGCACCGCCATTTGGTTCTTGCAGTTTGTGGGTATGGAAACCCGCCTCATTCGATACATTGAGGACAGCCAGAAGACAATCAGTTATTACCTGGCGACCATGCAGACGTTTGGTTATGTCTATGACACCATATGGCTACCCCATGACGCTGAGAATAAGACCTTAGCGGCAGCAGGGCGCACCATTGATGACATCGTAAGAGCCGCAGGGTTTAAGACGCAGATCATGCCAAGAGTGCCAATCCTAGACTCAATCAATGCGGCAAGGACAATCTTTCCAACTTGCTACTTTGACAGGGAGCACACCGCAGATGGATTGGCTTGCCTGAGACATTATCGGTATGAGGTTGACCCTGATACAGGTCAGTTCAGCCGTTATCCTTTGCATGATCACTACTCACACGGGGCTGACGCATTTAGATACATTGCCCTTATGATCAAAGAACCCGCCAAACGAAAAAAATCAGCACAAATTGCTAATGTTGGCAGTTGGATGAGCTAGTGAGATAATAACGCACGAAATAAAGGGCTGAATATGGCTTACCAAGACGAAACTGAAAATAAAGACAAGATCAATGAAGCGATCAAGTTCTGGCGCATGGTTAATGATGCCGACTCTACTAATCGGGCAGAAGCCTTGATGGACATTAAGTTTGCCGCTGGCGATCAATGGCCTGTGGAGATTCAAAACAGTCGCAATCTTGAATCCCGCCCATGCTTGACCATTAACAAAATTGATGCGTATATCAGGCAAGTGACCAATCAGCAAAGGATGCAGCGCCCCCGCATCAAAGTTCATCCTGTAAATAACTTGGCTGACTATAAGATTGCCCAAGTTATCGAGGGAATCACCCGCCATATTGAGGTGAACTCCAACGCTGATACAGCCTATGACACAGCGTTTGATTACGCAGTTCGCATGGGATGGGGTTACTGGCGTGTCAACACCCGTTATGTGCGTGAGGATTCCTTTGATCAGGAAATCTTTATTGACACCATCGACAACCCTTTTACAGTTTATTTTGATCCAAATTCAATTCTGCCTGACGGATCAGATGCCGAGCGATGCCTGATTACCACAGTAATGGATAAGAAAGTGTTTCGTGAGTATTACCCAGGCGCTGATGATGGGGCTAACTTCCAACAGCGATCTACTGGTGACGATACTGCCTCATGGATTACTAAAGAGGACATTCGAGTTGCCGAATACTTCTATATTGAGCGTGAGCGAGCCAAACTCTATTTGTTGAGCGATGGCACTTCAGGCTTTGCTGACTCTGACAACTTCTTTGCCCGTGTTGAAGCCGCTGGTCTCACAGTCATTGATGAGCGAGACAGCTTCCGCAAGGCCGTGAAATGGATTAAATGCACCGCAATTGAGGTCTTGGAAGAAAAGACTATGGCGGGCAAATACATTCCCGTTGTTCCTTGTTATGGCGCACAAGTGATTGTGGATGACAAGCGCAAAAAGTACGGCTTAGTTCGCTTTGCCAAAGACCCACAGCGGATGTATAACTTCTGGCGCACCTCAATGACAGAAAGTGTCGCCCTTGCTCCTAAAGCCAAGTGGCTGCTTGCTGAAGGCCAAGACGAGGGACATGAGAACGAATGGGCGATGGCTAACATTAAGTCAACGCCTGTCCTGAGATACAAACAAAAGGACATTGAGGGTCAACCCGCACCTCAACCTACACGTTTACAGCCTGAACCGCCTCCACAGGGCATTATGGAGGCCGCTGGCGCTATTTCCGCAGATTTGCAGATGGTATTGGGCATCCTAGACCCCAATCAGTTGCCAAGCGGTAATATCTCAGGCAAGGCATTGATGGGTCAACAGAACCAAGTTGATCTGTCAAACTTCCATTTTTACGACAACATGACCCGTTCCATTAGGCACACGGGCAAAATCATCTTGGATTTGATCCCTAAAATTTACGACACACAACGAGTCATGCGGATTATTGGCTCGGATGGTCAGCCTGACATGACCACCATCAATGAGGCCAACGAGATTGGTGAAGTGCTGAACGATGTGACTGTGGGTGAATACGATGTGGTGATGGACACAGGCCCAGGCTTCCAAAGCCGCAGACAGCAAGCTGTAGAAAGCATGATGCCTTTACTGACGGGTAATGCAGAACTGTTCAATATTGCGGGTGATCTAGTATTCCGAAACATGGATTTTCCTGGCGCTGATGTGATCGCAGACCGCCTTGCCGCCATGAACCCAATGGCTCAGATTGATGAGAAATCAGACATCCCGCCACAGGCTCAGATGGAATTGGCTCAGTCGAAGCAGATGATCCAACAGCTTCAGCAACAATTGCAAGCCGCTGGCCTTGAGATCAATAATCGGGCGCAAGTGGCTCAGATTAAAGAGGAAGGCGCTACAAGACGCAAACTTATGGAAGTCACTGCCAAAGCCCATAATACTGAGACTATGGCTGAAGTTAAGGTCAACGATCAAAACACACGGGCTATAACTTCTCAAAATAAGACTGAGATTGAGGCGATTACCGATTTGTTATTGCACCGCATGGACACTGCTAGATTGCGTGAGGAAATTGAGAAGCGAAACCTTGAACAGCAGCAATATGCCATGACTGCGGCACAGGATATTAGCCAAGGTGCTAGTCCATTTGTTCAACCCACCCAATAAGGAACTGATATGCCAACCGTAACCAGCGAAAACAAAGCGGAACATGACCGCGCATTTATGGAACGGCGCGGACAGATTTCTAAAAACAAAATGCAGCCCAAAAATAAAAAGGGGCAACCAATATTGGCAAAAATTCAATTAAAAGACAGGGAATTGCCCGTGACTATGCACCCCATAGAAGCTAAAAACGGCGACAAAATTGCTCATATTGATCCAAAAGTTTTTGATAAAGCATTTGCAAAATCATCATGGCAGTATGTTGGCGAAAAAGGTAAGGGTGGAATTGAGGGCAGATATGAGAAATTTGCTGAATGGGTAAAAAATGCTGATTCAATGAATGCCAGTAATGTTGCTGTTAACAAAGATGGCGGCGTGACCTTTGGAGATGGCAGACATAGATATGCCTATTTGCGCGATGAAGGCGTAGAAAAAATTCCAATGGCTATGGATGAGGAATCAATAAAATATGCAAAAAAGCATGGTTATTTGACCGACAAATGATTTCGTGCTATAAACGCGCAACCTTTACCCGTGGGGTTCACGGGGTAAATTCTTTGAGGAAACTCAATGTCTGAAGAAGTAAAAGTTGCCGCTAATGTGGTGACAAGTGAAAATTTAGCTGAATTTAACGCTAAGAGAATGGGTTTAGCTGATTCAACGCCTAGCGAGGCTGCACCAGTTGCAGAGCCGCTAGAGGGCGATAATGGGCAGAGTGAACCAGTTGAAGCGTCAGAGGAAGCGACAACAACAGAGGATCGAAAACGAAATCCTAAGTTGGAGATACGATTTGAGAAGATAACCAAGCAGCGTGAAGAAGCGAGGGAAGAAGCCCGCAGAGAACGTGAGCAGAGGGAATCTTTGGAAGCTAGGTTGAGAGATTTGGAAAGCAGAAATCAGCCCAAAAAGGTTGAAGTTGCTGAAGAACCCCAACCAGAGCAGTTCAGCGATATGTTTGAATATGCGAAAGCATTGACAGACTATAAAGTCGAA